TTTAAAAACTGCGCAAAATTCACGAAACTCCTTGACCGACTACCGGCAATCCATCATACTCTCCCGTGGTCTAGTGGACGGCGGGCGCATCGTGTGGACGTCTAGCCACATACAGAACGGTGCGCCCGTTTCATGCACGAGCTGAACAAAAACGCCGCCCGGTCCAAGCCCCGCGATGAAGAACGGGCAAGGCGCATACTAGACCTCCATCTACTTGGCTGGTCAAACCGAAAGATTGCCAAGCTGATCGGCACCAGCGTGTTCACGGTCCAGTACTACCTTCGAAGATGGAGCTAACCCCGCAGGAGAACCTCATAAGCCGTCTGGCGGCCAACCGCCCCCTGGCGCACGCACTGTTCTTCAAGGACCGTCATGCTAACGAAGACGCCGACTTCCACCACGAGATGGAGATATCCTGGGCGAGCGATATACCCAACATACTTACAATGGCTTTCCGCGGAAGCGCAAAGTCCACTAAGGCTGAAGAGGCGATCACTCTTGAAGTCGCGTTTCAACGTTGCCGCAACGTACTTATATTGGGAGAGTCTGAAGAGCGAGCAGCAGAGCGATTGGCAGCTATTAAGCACAACATTGAGTACAATGAAGAACTTAATGCCGTATTTAACCTCGCGCCCGGAGATCCGTGGCAAAATACAAGAGCTTGCACGTCTACTGGAGTTATGCTCCAGGCTTACGGGCGAGGGCAGTCCCTCCGAGGAGTGAAGCACCTTGACCACAGACCGGACCTCGTCTTCCTGGATGACATCGAGGATAAGGAGTCGGTTGCTACGCCAGAGGCGCGAAGGAAGACGCTGGCTTGGTTCACAAGCACAGTCATGCCGACCCTGTCTCCTGGAGGCAGAATGCGGATGGCGGCCACGCCCCTGCACCCTGAAGCTCTTGCGCCTACACTTGCCCGCGCTGCCAACTCGTGGAGGGTACAGACCTTCCCTATAATATATAAGAATGACACAGGCGAAGACACAGCCTCGTGGCCGTCGCGGTTCCCCGTATCAATAGCCCGTAAACTACAAGCCGACATGGCCGAACTGGGACGCGGCGAAGACTTTGTGCAGGAGTACCTATGTCAGGCAACGGACCCAGGGAGCCAGACGTTCACGCCGGACATGATGCGTATTGTCCCGCGCGCACGCTCGTGGGAACCAGTCTACGCGATCTACGATCCTGCCCGTACTACGAACAAGTCGAGTGCAACGACAGGAAAGGCTGTCTGTTCGTGGATCGGAAGAAAGCTAATCGTGTGGGAAAGCGCCGCTGAAAAGTGGATGCCCAATGACATCATAGAAGATATCTATGCAACTGCGGAGAGGTACAACCCGACTATCGTAGGTGTAGAAGAGAATGGACTCAACGAGTGGCTATTGCAGCCCCTGCGAACCGAATCTGTTACGCGAGGGACTGTCCTGCCCCTCCGGGCGCTCCAGGCCCCGCGAGGAAAGTTGGACTTTATTCGCAGCCTCCAGCCGTATTTTAGGGCTGGTGAAGTCGAGTTCGCCCAGGACATGCCCGAACTGCGGGCGCAGCTTCTGGGCTTTCCCAACGGACACATCGATGCGCCCAACGCACTCGCCTACATGCTTAAGCTTGGGCTTGGAGTGCCGGTCTACGACAACTTCCGGGAAGAACATATATCCGACATGGAACGAACGCCTAAAGGCGCGGCACCCTACCTGCTCGTCAATACAAACTCGCAGGCAACGACAGCGGCGCTTGCTGTATTTACAGGAGGAAGGCTTACCGTCCTCTGGGACCAGGTAGTGGAGTCGGATGCCGGGTCGTGCTTGACAGACCTGGTGAAAGATGCGCAACTGGCCCTAGCGGAACTGTTTCCTCCTTCCAGGACCGCAGAAGCGGGGCGTGGTGTCTCTCCTCCCACGCCCCGCATACTCGCTCCGCCGGAACACTTCGATGGGTACTCGACACACGGGCTACGAGCCGCTGCCAGAGGAAACCGTCTTACGTTATATAGAGGAGGGGACGCTCAACAGGGTCGCGAAGAGGTTAGAACTCTCTTACGAAGATCCTCTCATGGTAGACCATCTGTCCAAGTTGGTCCCAAAGCTACTTGGACATCTCGCGCTTTTGCGGGAGGATTTGCGCGAGATGCGAACAAAACAGAGCCAAACAAAAACACCTACTCCCTCTTGATGGAGGCCCTGGAGAGTTTTGCCGCCATAACCCGGCAAAACCCTGAACTCGACACAACAATAAGTTATGGGTATACTCCTGACGGTCGGCGATACATAAGCGCGCTAGCTCGTTAGGACTGGGGATGAAAAGGCTGCTATTGTCTGCACTGTTCGCAGGAGCGGTGTCTTTCGCTTACGCGGATCAGGTGGATCCGTTCAAGCCATCCGGATATTCCATAAGCCCCATTGCCACTATCGACGCTAGCGGGGAGTCGGCGACGCTGCCGGCCGGGACGCAGTCGGTCCTGGTGCAGAATACCGGCACCATAGACATATTCTGCCAGCCGGGTGCGACAGCGACGGCGTCGGCGCTCAGGGTTACTTCCGGCAGCAGCGCGGTCCTGCCAGCGAACGGGTTGACTACCGTATCCTGTATCACTTCATCCAGCACATCGAGCGCCAACTTCATACCCGGATCGGGGTACACGTTTGCGGTTAGCGGAGGAGGAGCGGGGACCGCTGCCGGATCTACTTCTGCCATCACGTCGTGGGGTGGCGTCAACGTAGGCGCGGCGACGGCGGTAGGTACGGCGACGGGTGGCAACGCCCCCACGGTCAACGCGCAGATCCTCAACCAGACGCCTACCGGGATCGCGAGTGCGGCCAACTCCTGGCCGGTTGCCCAGGCGCTATCCACGCATGCCAGCGTCACTTCCCTGGGCACAAGCCTCGTGGCGAAGAACGCGGCAGGTAACCTTCTGGGGTTCTACTGCACAGCGATCACCGGAGGCACCTCGGGGTTCTGCATCGCGTACAACGGGTCGTCGGTCCCCGGCACCGGGGCGCTGACCGGTGCGAACGTCTTGGACACTTGCCAGATCGTGTCTGCCTCGGGCTGCTCGTTCAGCCGCATCCCAGCCAGCGTCGCCTACGGTACCGGGGTCGTCATCATCCTCTCTTCGGCTACGACCCCCTTCACTTACACGACCGGCGTGATCACCGGTTACCTTGCGGCGGACGTTCAATGAGAGTACTTGGCCTAGCCCTCCTGGCGGGGGTTGCGTGCATACCCCAGGCATATGCCCAGCAGATCATAGTCCCTCCGGCTACTACGATTTGGCACGAGTGCACCAACGTCGCCAACTCGACAGACCAGACGTGCAGCTGGACGCCGGAGACCGGCATCGTCTACGCCGAGATCTGGGGAATAGGCCCCGGTGGAGGCGGGGGGTCTGGCGCAGTCCAGGCTGGTGGCGCTACCGCATGCTCGGGTGGTGGCGGCGGCGGCGCTGGCATCCCCATCCACGCGATACTCACTGCTGCCCAACTCGGCGTGGCTTCGATCACCGTGACCTCCCCTACGGGCGGCGCTAACGGGGCGGCCGTCACGAGCGTCGGTGGGGCAAGTGCTGCGGGAGCTGTTGGAAGCGCCGGCACCAACGCGACATTTGGCGCTCTCCTCACTGCTTGGTCTGGCGGTGGCGGCGGCCCTGGCCAAAGTGGTGGGGTCAACTCCCCTGGCGGTGGCGGCTCGGCAGCTTACGGCGTTGCGGGTAGCCCGGGAACGGCAACCGCTGGTGGTCTAGGCACAGCCTCGAACAGGGGTGGCGGCGGTAATACCGGAGGCCAAGGATCTACCGTCGCTGGCGCTGCCGGTGCAATCGCTGCCATCACCAACGCATCGGGTGCGGGTGCCGCTACGGGACTAGGCGGCACCTTCGGCTTCGCTGGCACTCACGCAGCTGGCGGTGCATCGGGCGCTGGCCTTGCGACAACGACGCCGATCATCGGCGGGATAGGTGGTGGGATAGGTTTTGGGGGATATTTGGCAACGCCAAGTGCAGGACCGGCGGGAACCGGAGCCGGAGCGCCTGCCACAGGTGGCGCTGGGGTTAATGTTTATACTAACTTTTCCGGCGGCCCTGACTATATGCTCGGCCCGCTAGGTCTCGTTGGTGGCTCCTCTGGTGGCTCCGGTGGATCGAACTTCTTCTCAACTGGCGGCTCTAATGCAACTGCTGGCTCGGCTGGTACCTCTGGCATCGGCTCAGGTGGCTCAGGTGGTGGCTGTGCTGGAGCCTCGACCTTCGGTTCCGGCCAAATCACTTCGGGCGCAGGTGCGAAAGGCGGCGCAGGGATGTGGGTATGGGCAAGTCACTTCAACTAAGTTTTGTCCTCCTGATCCTTAGCGTAGTGTCTGCATTCGCATTGACGGGTCGTCCGTTTTTTGCTCATGGCACTCCGGCCAACCTAGGAGCTCCGACTATTTCGTCTGTCTCCCCCACAAATGGCGGGACAGCAGGGGGAACGTTCGTAACGATAACGGGCACTAATTTAAATGGCACGATCTGTTCCGGTGTAAAATTTGGGGGAACAGCAGGGTCCAGTTGTACTGTAGTTAGTAACACTTCCATTACGGTTGCCACTCCTGCCAAGGCTGCGGCAACTGTCGATGTATCAGTTACTAATTCTGGCGGGACGGCTACGTTATCTCAATCTTATCAGTTCTTTGGACTTAGTTCACCTCTAGTTGCTGGGACCACCGACCCCAACGGAGTTAACTTATATGGTACTGAAACTAGGCAGATGATTAGGCATTTAGTCCCTAATGGCGGTTGTCTACAGCCGGGGACTTCAGGGGGAGGTGGGGGTTGCGCCAGCCATAACCCGGCTTGCGCCATATCAGCGGGATGCTGGACTCTTTTTATTGGTAACGGGGTGTGGGAAGACAGCTCGTGCGTAGGCACTCCGCAGGTGGACATCCTCCCCTCATCCCTGGGGTCTATTTATAACGAGCTTAACATTTCCCAGATCGCCGGTGGGTGCACAGCGTTTCAGGTCGTAAACTCTTTAGTTGATGGGACGTTTACGTTCGATGGGACAGGTACGGCGATAACGTCCACTGCGGTTCCGATTGTATCTGGTCCCGCCGCCAGCAAGCTCTACATGCGTAACGACAACGACGGCACCTGGCCTAACCCAACTGTAACCGGCAGCGGTGGCTCTATCCGGTCAATGGGTGAGTACGACGACCTAAGCAATGCCAAGGACATATCGTATTTGCTTCTCGGGGAGGATGGGACGAGTAGGAACGGCAACATCCATAACATGACCTTTAAGGGGTGGGGTGGAGGAGGATGCAGCGGGGCTGCTTGTTGGGTCGATGGAGGAGACGAAGCGTTCGTCCCCAGCAATGCACCGAGTTGCATTACAGGGTTTGAGGGGATGACCGCCTGTGCGTATAAGCTGGCGCAATTCCCTCCATCGGTGACAAGCATCCCAGCTCTCGGGCTTAGGTTCATGAGCATTGTCAAATGTCCTGTGTCTAACTCGGGCGTGGTTCCCGTAGTTTATAAAGCATTTACCAGCATAGCCATCCAAGTGTGGCAGCGAAACGATAATGACGCCAGCTCCACATGGAGCCTGTTTAGCGAAATAACTAGCCAGTCGGAAATAAACCAAGTTGGTTATGGCGGTAACGGATTCCGTGGATTGTCTTGTGTAAAGACTAATGACACCACTACACATCCTTCGGGGTACGTTCTCGAGGCTATGTTTGAGAGCAGCGGGCTTGTGTATCAGTTTGACCCACAGGTTGGCTGTCTTACATCTTCTGGATGTGCCAACACTTTGACTGGAACCAATGCCTCTCTTGCGAACTTAAATACAATTTTAAAGTCGCAGTGGTCTGGCGCTACGGGTAATACCGGAATATCGGGGTATAACGGGGGTGAACATTTTCTATACACCAACCCTTTGACTAACGTGTCATATAATGTGTTCGGTGAAGCTAATGATTTTGGAACGTTTGCTAATGCGACAAATGTGTTACTAAGTGGGTCACATATGTTGAATCTTAGTGGTCTCTGGTTCTCACCCCTTACTGCTCCAGGGTCACTGAAGTTATATCCCAGGACTAGGGGAACAACAGCCTCACCTACCGAGTTTGTAAATCCGGCAGTAGGAGGGGTAGGGAATAATTTCCCAGCAGCAGTTTGTTCTACTGGTGTAAATTGCCCTGCCATGGTAGCGACCCGCACCCAATTGTGTTCTCCATTTCCAGAAGACGGGGCGACAAGCGCGAACGGTTTTTGTGGGCAGGTCATATTCCTAGGCGGGGATGACATGCAGGGTCCATCTCCGGCAGTGACTAATGTTGCTTACATCCTTCGTAAGCCTATGGACCAGAACATTCCATGACGAAGGCTTCAAAGAAGATAAGGACTTCGCCAGGGCATATTGAAGAACCTATCCAGATAGGGGATCGGTCAGAAGAGTTTTGCAATAGGGAAGATGTACGAGACGCTCTCTTAGAAATATACCGTGACATAGAAAGGGGCTTTGACAAACAGGCAGAGCGCGCGGATGACACTATTGACTACTGGGACGTGTATAATTGTGAGTTGGGTGCGAAGCAATTCTATTCTGGTAACTCGAAGATATTTGTTCCCATCGTCCACTCGGCGGTCGAGGCTCGTAAGACTCGATTCGTCAACCAGATGTTTCCACAGTCCGGGCGATATGTCGAGGTCACTACGGAAGATGGGGATATCCCCCACGCCGAGACGGCACTCCTTGAACACTATATCCGGCAGGCGAAAATACGAACTCGTGTTGCGCCGTCTATTGTCAAAAACGGCGACGTAGAAGGACACATGACCATTCAGGTCACTTGGGAGGAGACCAAGCGAAAGGTTTGTTACCGTGGTAAAAAGCCCATAACTGTAGAGGATTTACAGGCGGGGGACGAAGAGGATGACATTATCGAAGAGGAAATTACTCAAGCTTCGCCTTGCGTATCAGTTATCGCAGATGCCGATCTCCTCGTCCTTCCGCAAACGGCTGATAGCCTGGATCAGGCACTTGCAGACGGAGGGTCAGTCACTACCCTCTGCCGGTGGTCAAGGGCAAAGATAAAGAAGAAGATAGCGTTAGGAGAGATTGATGAAGAAGCTGGTGAAGAGCTTCTTGAAGAGATGCGTAACCAAGATAAGTCAACTTGGAACCGAAGAGATAAAGGGAAGGAGATGGTTGACGCTGCGGGGATTAAAGGTGAGCCTCGCGGCAAGTATGCTCTTATTTATCGTACTTGGACTTACCTTACTATTGATGATGAAAGATATCTTTACCTCTGTTACTACGGGGGCGAAGATAAGATACTCTCTTGTAAACGCAATCCTTACTGGTCTGACCGTATTGATATTATCTCGGCTGCATCTGATAAGATAGATGGGGCGTTCAAGGGACGATCACGTCTTGCCAACGGCGTGGCCGATATCCAGTATTGGGCTAATGATGCTTGTAACGAAGGGGCAGACAGTTCAGCTTATGCCCTATCACCCATAATTATGACTGACCCTGAAAAGAACCCCAATATAGGGAAGATGGTTCTTACGATGGCAGCAGTGTGGGAAACTTCGCCTAACGACACACAGTTCGCCAAGTTCCCCCCTCTATGGAAAGATGCGTTGGAGATTGTTGCTGTCGCCAAGAACGAAGTGTTCCAGGCGCTGTCCGTTAACCCGGCACAACTTACAGGAGCTACTAACCCCAAGAAGAAACCCACTCAAGCGGAGATCGCCAACGAGCAGCAGATCGACATACTGACCACTGCTGACGCTGTTATTACCATAGAGGACGAGATCTTAACTCCAATGATTCGCTTTATGATTGAGTTGGATCATCAGTACCGCGACATTCCGATGAAGGTTCGTGAGTACGGCGATTCAGGCATGAAGCAAACAATGACAGAAATAGATCCGATTCAGATGGATCGGGTGTATTCATTTCGATGGTTTGGGGTAGAACAGGCACGAAATGCTCAGCAATTACAGCAGCAAATAGGCGCGTTGAATATGCTGAGGACAATTCCGCCAGAACTTTACCCAGGATATACGCCGAATTTTGGACCTGTTCTTTCGCAGATGGTGGAGAACCTTTTCGGTCCACGGCTTGCTCCTCTTACATTTAGAAATGATAAGGATGAGCTGTCGGTCGATCCTAAGGTCGAAAACCAAGTCCTATCCCAAGGACATATTATGCCTGTCCATCTAATGGACAATCATATGGAGCATATCCAAGCGCACACACAGCTGGCTCAGACTACGGGTGATCCCTCGGGGGTTACTAGAGTTCATATCATGGCGCACTTGAAGGCGCTAGAGAAACAGCAGCAAATGAATGCTGGTGGACCGCCCGGAGGTATTCCGGGGCAGGGGGGCGGCAAGCCGGGTGGGGCCGGTGGAGGCCCTAAGCCGGGGGCGTCTCCGGGGCAGGCTAGGCCCGGTGGGCAACAGCCTCCGGGGGCGATCCACCAAGACAGGCTTAAAGACCCTCGCGTAGCTCCACGGCTTTAGGATGCTACAATGGATTGGGGTAAATTTATAACGTCGGGGATAGCTTTGTTCTTAGGGTTTTTAGGAGGGTTCTCAACGATCGTATCTATGCGTGACGACATTAGAACCCTTAAGCAGCAGCGCATAGACGCCAGGAACGAGCGTGACCGTGACCGGGCGGAACGGGACGCCATGTATACTGTATTCAGAGACGAATTAAAGGAGATTCGGCAGAGCCAAGAGCGACACTACATGAACCTTGTCGCCATGCTCAAAGGTGGGTGACATTGACAGTTTCTCGCTAACCGAGTAAATGTAGTAGTAATCATGCGTTACGAGGCACTTTTTTGATGGCGAGAGAGCCGGATGAAATCGAAGATGACGAGATCCCTGGACAAGAATCCGAAGAGCTTGGCGGGGATGCCGGACGATTCGACAACGAAGGCGGGTATGAAGCCGAGCTTGGGGCCGAAGGTGAAGACGCCGAAGCCTCAGACGGATATCGTCCCAATGCCAAGAACCGCGTAAATCGCTACGAAGAACTGTCTCGCGTCGCCCGCGAGGCTAACGACCGCGCATCTCGGCTCGAGCAGGAGCTTATGGCGTTCCGAGCGGAGCGCAGCCAGCCGCGCCAGGAGAGCGAAGCCGAGTTTGAGGCTAGGCTTCAGCTTCTAGATCCTAACGAACAGGTTCGCGTTAGGCTAAACCGAGCGCAGGAAGAGAACCGAAAACAGAACGCCATCATGCAGATGCAGATGGCTGACGCTATGGACCGCACGCAGTATCAGACCAAGGCGCAGTATGACTCCCGCTTTAAGCGGTATGAGGCGGACGTTGAAAAGCTACGTGCTTCGGAATTGGCGCAGGGCCGGATTCACTCGAGAGAGAATTTGCTGACGTACATCATTGGGCAGAAGGCGCTCGCCGCGCAGACCAAAGTGGAATCAGCGAAACAGCAGGCGCGACGGCGAGTAGCCGGTCAGCAAGCACGTCCAGTAGACTCGCGCTCAGATCAGTCTCGGGGGCAACGCACCCGCTTAGGGCAAGGGAACTCCCTGGCGGACATCGAGAAACGCTTGGAAGGCGTTTTCATTTAGGGGCAAGTAAATGGCTATCAACACATCGGGCAGTTTTTCGGCAGACGTAGAAGCCTACATCGCACAGGCGACGCTGCCGCTCGCCCGTCGCCAGCTTGTGGTCTATCAGTTCGGTGATCCTTTGACCCTCCCGAAGGGGCGAGGGGTTCTCTACCAAGCGGCTAGATGGAACCGAGTTCCCCTGCCGTACACCAGCCTTTCGGAAGGTGTTCCGCCGGTTGGGCAGAACATGACCGTCACGATGGTGTCGGCTACGGCAGTTCAGTGGGGTGACAAAATCACCCTGACGGACATTGCCGAGATGACGATCAAACACCCAATGTTTCAGATCGCCAAGCAACTGTGCGCCCTGGCAGTTGCGGAAACTCTGGAGAGGAATACTTTTAACTCGCTTCTCGGTGGAACCCAGATCAACTATGTAAACAGCCGATCCAGCCGTAATGGCTTGGTTGCGGGTGACGTTCTTAGCTTGCACGAGTTTAACCGGGCGCAGGCAGTCCTTTCTAGCGTGGGTGCTCCTCGCTATATGGGCGACGAAATGACCGACATGAAGCTGGATGCCGAAGCCGGTGGGGCCAAGGCATCCGATAATCCTCGCGGCATGCCGCACTACACCGCAGTGCTTCACACGGTCTGCGCGCAGGACGTGCGGGAAAACGCCACCTTCGTCCTGGCGTCGTCCTACTCAGACATCAACAAGCTCTATAACGCCGAGATCGGCGAGCTTAACGGTATCCGATTCACGGCTACCAACATGGTGCCGTCCTTCACCGGGTTTACGAACAGCGCGAACGGTGTCACCTACACTCCTGGTACTTCGGGTAGCTTAGCTGGCCCCACCTACTTCGTCATCGTCACAGGGTCTGATACCCAGAACCAGTACGAGAGCCAGATCTATGCGGTCTCGGGTAGCCAGAGCGTGACGGGTCCGAATGGCTCGATAGCAGTCAAGACGCCCTCCACGACCGGCTACACCTACAATGTCTACATTGGAACCACGAGTACACCGACCAATCTCGGGCTTTCCGCTTCGGGTCCGTCTGTTGGCCCGCTTGTGGGTCAGGCAGTTCAGTTGCCGCCAGCGACCACGGTTACGATCACCGGCATCGGGGCTGCTCAGACTCCTCCGGCTAATCCCGCTTCGACTGTCACGGTCTATCCGTGCTTCATTTTCGGTCGAGGAGCTTACGGCCAGGTGATGCTGGACGAGATCAAGTACACCTATCTCGATAAGGCCGACAAGTCAGACCCGCTGAATCAGCTTAGAGTTGTGGGCTGGAAGGTGATGTACGGCACTATCATCCTCAATAACAGCTTCTTCATGCGGATCGAGTCTTCATCGAACTTCTCGCCGACAGCTGATGCAGGACCGTAATGGCTCTCAAAAGTCTAGGGACTAACGCAAATAACTCCCTAAGCGCAATGAAGGTTGGCCTCCACACTTCCAGTGGAGGCATGACTACGCCTAACATCGCTGTCATTAATAACCACATTGCGGACGATTTGGTTAACGGGAACCCCGTTATTCCGCAGTCGTTCCATTGGTTCGGACCTGGTGGGTTGACCAAGGCGGGTACGCCTACTTCTGAAGGCGGGTCACTGCTGTTTATCCCCAATAGGGGTGTGCTTAAAGTTCTCTACGGCGATATCGTTGCATACGACAGCAGCACTGGCTGGCCTATCCTGGTTAGTGCGAACGCCCTAGCTAATGGACCCTGGACTTTCGCTTAATGGCTAAAGCAAGAATGAATCGGCCTATCTCAGAGGCCGCGAACCCTGTTGCCCCTAAGACAAAGAGGGCAATTGAGTATGATCTTCTGACAGAAGAAGATAAGATTCGCATTCGTGGCGAAGCACGGGCTAAGATTGATGAGCGAGCCAAGCTAGCTGCCGAGAAAGCTTACTATGAAGCTCAAGTCGAAGAGCTTGAGCGAGATCGGTATCCAGAGATCTTTGAGGAGAAATTCGACATTACTCTGGATTTAGCGCTATTTGCGCCGGATATAGCTCTTAATGGTAAGCGTTATTACCACGGTGTTAAGTACACTGTTCCTCGATCTATCTACCAAGTGTTAAAAGAACAGGAACAGTGGACACATAGACACGCTGAATCTCTTAAGAGTGGGGATGACTATAATACGTTCTACCGACGTGAGCGGGCACTAAACACGGTTAAGAACGATCCTAATGCAATTCAACTGAGCGGACGCGGGGGCGCGACGGCGGCGGGGCAACCTGTAGCACTAAGGACGCACTTCTGATGAACGAACAGACCGAGTTTCAATGGAAAGATGGAGACACCGAAGCCGTTACGGTTATCGGCATGTCTTACCAGTACCCCATTGATTCGGCGGGGAGGGCGCTTGTGTTTCAGACACATGTGCCGTCTAACGCTACCGAGAAACACATCAACGTGATGCTGGACAAGATGCTCAACGCCGGCGAGCGCCAGCGGGCTCGAGTTCGCATCCCTGAGATCGAGCTGGACATCAAGGCTAAAGAAGATTTTATGACGCGGGCGCAGGGGGAAATGCTGCGTCTCGACACTGAGATGATGCTTGCTGAACAGCAGGCTGAATCTCAGTGGAGAGCTTCGGGGAGGAAGGGCGCGCTTCGACTGGGAACCGCCCAGGCCAACGACCGCGCCAAAAATCAGCGGGACCGGGAGCAGGCTGAAGCCAACCTCGCCATGGCAGCAGAGCAGCTTGCCGACAAGAAGAACGAGCTAACTAGGTTGAGGACGCTCTTGGAGGGCTAAGTGCCTCTACAGGCAAAAGACATAGTTAAATACGCCTGTCAGATAGCCAAGGCTCCTCTGTTCACGACACAAGCTGGGGATTTCCTTAACAGGATTCTTGCGGAGTTGTGTAATTACGACCTGGACGTGATCCGTACAGTGACTAATTTCACATTCAATTCAGGCGCAGGGAATAACCAAGGACCGTATACGTTACCCACTAATTGGCTTAGGTCGAATAGGGGTGACGTTCTTTATACGATCCTTGGTGTTCCTTACGTAATGATACCTATAACACTGGCCGAGTTTGACTCACTGGTGGAGCAGGCAGGTCTTAGCGGGTACCCCACCAACTACGCCGTAGACACATCGCCTATTTCGACGCAGGGTGCTCCGCAGATGTTTGTGTGGCCCCCGCCTTCAGGGTCGTATCCTGTTACCGCTCGTTATTTCGCGCAGCAGGCAGACATCACCACACCAGCATCTAGCTCCACTGTCCCGTGGTTTCCTGACCAGGAGTATCTCCTTCGTAGACTCACGGGAGATGTTATGCTGCTTACGGGAGACGACCGCGCTCCTCAATTTTTGGGAGGTGTAGACCCTGCAAGCGGGTTTATGGGGGCAGGAGCAATTCTGGATCGATATCTTAAGAACCAAGGCGAAGCTGATGTTGTTAAAAGGGTGAGCCTGGACCGTAGGATATTTGGTCCTTCTTGGAATAATCTCCCCCATACAAAAACCATAGGGTGGTGATGTGGGCACTACCCTACGTAAGACACGTGTTCTAAGGTTCTCGCCTAACGGCACGGCAGATACCCTCGATACAACAGATATAAACCCAGGCGCATGCACAGTATTAAATAACATAGTTGCGGACCCATCGACTAAAAATATATGGACACTTTACCCAAATATCACAAAGATAGTTGATTTTAGCGCTCTTAGTAGTCCTGGGATAGGGGCATGCTTCATAGTTGTCGGAAACTATATATACGGTCTTCTTCAGAGTAGTCTTAATAGCGGTAAAGATGAAGTGTATGCGTATAGCATAAATCCTACAAGCTACGCTACAACCAACCTGACTGTGTATAATGTTAATAGCAATAACTCTCCGACATCGCAAGGAAACTCACCGGCTTATCCAGCTACTATGACCCTGGTGGGATCTACAATATGGGTCACGCACATGGGGTTTAATGGAGGAGGGGGATATTACATTGGGTTCTTGGACATTTCTATTCCCAACCAGCCCGTATGGAGAGCAGGTAATTTAAACCAAACGGGAGCAATAACTGCATTCGGTACGTTAACCGGGGGGTCTGGGTATGCCAGTGGCGGGACACAAACTTTTTTCGGCGTCCCTCTTACGGGAGGTACGGGGACTTTAGCTAATGCTACAGTGTTCGTCACAGCGGGGGTTGTTACTAGGGTAGCTATAAATTCCCCTGGATCAGCTTACACGGTTGGTGATTCCCTAAGCGCTAGTAATGCCAACCTTGGGGGGTCAGGCACAGGATTCGCTATAGTTGTAGCAGCTACCCAAACTACAGGAGCGATCCAGCTAACTACTATACCGTCGTGGGGAGCGCAGTTCTATGAACGTGCGTGGCTAGGAATTAACCCGACTACAGGTATCCCATCGGTTATTTATTCAGATATCCTAAAAACAGGATGCACTAACGCCAACCAAGCCCTGACATTTAACGACAATCTAATAACTGTAGGAGCCGGAGGGTTAGGACTTAACAACCAGTTAGGGGGTGTTGTCCAATCCCTTATGATATTCAAGGGCAGTAGCTATATTGTTCAAATAACAGGAGACGCGGCGTTATCCACTTTGTCAGTTAATTCTATTCCTACATCCACGGGGACAACTGCCGTTAGGTCAATTGTAGGTACCCCAATAGGTCTTGCTTTCGTGTCCCCTGACGGGGTTCGTATAATTGATTTTAATGCAAGGGTTAGCGATCCAGTAGGAGCAAACGGAGAAGGGGTTACTGTACCTTTTGTTTACTCAAACAATCTATTTCCACAATCGACAAATTCTGGGTTTAATAGAGGTGTTTTACGGGTAACTGTAAATACAGCAGTAACAATAGGTGGTCTTTCTAGCAATCTTGAATTTTGGTATGACCAAACTAGAAAATCTTGGTCTGGACCTCATGGAACTTCAGCAGGCGCTTCGACCCAATATCAATCTTACCAAGATGTATTTATCTTTCAGCCCATTGAGCCAAACAATGTTTTAGCTCCTTTATATTTATCTTCTGTTTATGAACATACTGCTGCACCTATTAGTTACACCTGGTCTTACCAGACAGCTATGCTTCCTAATGACCAACAGATGTCGCAGATGGAGATAACTGAACTTCAAATTGTCATGTCGGCTTCAACAGCCTTAACAGGGTTTACAGTTAACATCCTAGACCAAGACGGGAATGTTATAGCTACGTCCAGCGTGACCCCCAATCCTAGTACAACCCCTTCGACTTCAGGATTATACCCTAGGCAAGTTACCTTCACGTCCCCTGTCGTGGTCAACCGATTCGCTATTCAGGTGACAGGGACTACTGGAGACACCATTGACCAGCGTTTTGGAGACATCTACATACGGGTTAGAGATCTGGACTATCTGCAAGAGTTGCCTGGGTGAAAGTTTGCGTGTATGCTAAGAGAGCCTTGCAAGGGATTTGAAATGCTCAAGAAGCTTATTGGTACGTGTGCCGCACTGGCGCTGTTTGTCGGAGAGGCGCACGCGGGTGTCGCGCTCATGCCTGGTCCATGGGACCCAGGCAACGCGCTGGGGACGATCAACAGCTGGATTATCAACCAGTTGAACCCGGCGGTCTCGGTGAACTCGGGCGCAGCCGTTCCCAGGAATGTCCTAGACAATGGCGACATGTCCATCATGCAGCGCCTGGGCGCGACTGCGGTCGTGACCTGTGGCACTACATCCGGTCCTGCCGAGACAGCTTATGCAGCGGATCGCTGGGCTTGCGACGCCAACGTCTCGTCCGGCGCGGGCCGCATGCTTACGCAGGCGACTGCCAGCCCCACCCCGCCCAGCGGCTTTCAGTACGAGTCGAAGATCTACCGTAACACGTCCAGCGCCCTGACCCAGCCGGTCTGCGCGGAACAGGAGATCCAGACACAGAACGTCTACGCCTTGCAGGGTCAGACAGTCCTCCTCTCGGCTTACATGGCCGATCTGGGCGCTCTCGCAGCGGATAACGGCGGGGTGGCTAACCTCGTGGTCATCACCGGCACGGGCGCGGACGAGGGACTCGGAACCGGCCCGAATGGCAAGGCCACGGGCATGACGGCTTCTCCGGCCATCACGCCAGCCTGGACGGGGTTGTCCACCCGGTCCACGACTCCGGTAACGCTGACAACCTCGATGGCGCAGTATGTTTCTGTGCCTACGTTGATCCCGCAGACTGCGACTGAGGCGGCGGTTCTCCTCTGCTTCACGCCTGCGGCTTCTCCGGTGGGCAGCACGACGGACGGCTTTGCCTTCACGGGTGTGCAGCTCTCGGCGGTGCAGCCGGGTATCACGGCAGCTCCTCTGTACGAGCACAAGTCCGCTACGGTCGAGTGGGCTAACGCTTACCGCTTCTTCTACGCGATCTACGACCAGGCGGCCCACACGCTGCTTGCTCCCGGGGGCTTGTCTACCACGACCGCGGCTTGCGAACTTATGATCCCCTTCCCGGTCCCCATGTGGCAGGCTCCCACCTATGCCAACATAGGGACTCCGGGTACGGGGTTCTTCAAGATCCTCAACAACGCGCAGGCCGAAGCGACCTTCACCACGCTAGCGCAGCCAGGAACATCGGCGACGTTGAACTCGGTTGCTTACGGTGCGGCCTTAGCGTCTGTCATTACCGGCACGCCCCTAACCGCCGGACAGCAGTGCTCCCTAGTCGGTCAGGGCGCTGCGACGACTAACGCCCTTACTTGGGGATCGGACTACTGATGAAAAAGAAGTCTCCCAAAAAGAAGAAGGGCGGCTATTAATGGCGACGATGAAGGCTACCTACAGCGGGGGCAAGTCGGGCGGGCTTCTCAAGGGTCTCAAGACCATGAGTCCGCCGGTCAACGACAAGTCCCGTCGCCCGATTGGCGAGAGCCACCCCAACGTGGACAGCGGAGCCAATCGTAGTGAACCAAGCGTTCAGCAGCCAACTATCGGACCCCGTACAGCTTAAGTGCCAATGGGAGAGGTTCAGCAACATCTCGGATGAGTTGCTGATCCTTTCTCGGCGACATCAGGACGAGGTAGGCGAAGACTACCAGCCATACAATCCAGACTGGAGCCGGTATTTTGCTATGGATCGTGCCGGTTCTTGTGGCGTGTGGACTGCTCGCCCAATCCCCGAAGGAACCCTCGCTGGGTACATCATATGGCTCACCTTCCGGGGACTCCATAACATTAATACTATCTTTGCATCCGCCGATCTTATATACATGTCCCCGGAGTGGAGAGATGGACTTCGTGGATACAAATTCCTTAAGTCCGGCGTTGAAGCCGTAAAGAAACAGAACCCCGACATTATTCACGTAGAGACAAACTTCCTGTATAAGCAGGGAGGGCTTGGGCTATTGCTGAATCGATTGGGGTTCAGGAAGATAGGCGAAGTGTGGGAACATGGGGTCAAGCATAAAAGCAACGACTAACTACCCCGCAGCCATCCTGGGCGGGTTGTGGACAAACGCTAATAACGTCTTCCAGGGTACCCCTTGGGGAGGGCAAGTTGGGCAGAACCAATATGGTTTCCAGCCAGGTACGTACGCGACCGCCAATGCCGGTAATCAGCTGTTCAACTTAATAAATTCTTACAATCAGAACCCAGGAGGGGGTTATAACCAAAACGCTTTCGGCTACAACCCCTATGAGTCGGGATTTAGCGCTAATCAACTTACGGGGCTAAACGCTTCACTTACACCTTTTGCAGAGGGAGAAAACAACAACCTGCTAGAACAGGGGTATGACATAAACTCTTTCCTTCAGGGACAAGGGCGGGACATAAACTCTGCCCTCCAGGGATTTGCTGGTCCCCTAATGGGTGGACTAGAAGGGGCGGGGCAGGACATTTACGGGCGAGCTATTGAGAACACCGCTGGGTTACAAGGGTACGCGAATCAGGCGCTAACCAACGCCTTTGATCCGCAACAGGCCCTTTATAACAAGACTTTTCAGCAGCAACACGAGCAGGCTCTAGCTAATCAGGCTCAGTCGGGTACAGCTACTACCCCTTACGGGGCTGGGATATCTACTACCGGAGACCAGAATTTTGACATCGCGTGGCAGCAATCCCAGCTCGCTAACCAAGCGCAGGGGGCTAACACAGCCTCTGCGCTCCTGGGCCAGAGCGCCAATCAATTGGGTCTCGGGCTTAACGCCCTTACAGGAGCTTATGGGACTGCGGCGAACATTGGCCAGGGCTTGTACGGAACCGGGGCCAACGCCCTCCAAGGGCTGTACGGAACCGGGGCCAACGCCCTCCAAGGGCTTGCTGGGACCGGAGGGTCTAACCTCGCTAACCTCGTAGGCGCAGGGACTAACGCCTTTACGGCGGGGGCTAACGCGGGAATGATGGGGAACCAATACGGACAGGGGCAGCTGCAACAGCAGATTCAAGATTACCTTAGCTTCCTCTCGGGTTCGTCGGGTAATTCCGCTAACTACATTAATGCCCTAACGCAATTGTATAATGCTTCCACAGGACAGTATTCTGCGGCGAACACCGCAGCGGCTAACCAAGCCAATCTAAACGCTGGAGGCTTGAGTGGGTTAGGGCAAGGACTAGGTGGCATTTTAGGCGGCCTATCTAAATTCTTACCATTTTTGATGGCGTGAACATGAGCGCGGGTCTAGGTTACGCACTCGGAGGCGCTACCCAGGGGTTTGCGCAAGGACGCCAGCTTGGCGAGGATATCCAGAACGACCAGGCTACGGCCACGCTGGGGAAGGCTGCTAGGGTTTTGTCCGGCGTCCAGCCGCAATGGCAGCAGGGACAGCAGGGACAGCAGGGACAGGGTAGCTCACCTGTCTCGCAACTGAACACTCAGTCGCTAGCCCCTGCGCAGACCGGGATGTTGCCGCAGGCTCCTCCACAACAGGCTGCTCCCGTTTCCCCTGTTGCGCCTCAAACAGGCGTCGCTCGGTCTCCCATTCCTCAGCCTCCTCCGCAGCAGATTTCGCAGCAGGCGATTCCACCCATAGCAAACGCAGGAAGTCCATTATCGCAAACACCAGTGACACAAGCATCAGCGCCCCAAGCGCAAAGCCCGCAACCTGCTCAAGCGCCACAACAATCTCCGCAGCAGTCTGCTCCTCAGACTATAGGACCGCACCCGTCCGCGCAAGGGCAAGGCCCGTGGACGATGCAAGGGTTGACCCAAGCTATTCTTAAGTCCAATCCCAACATATCGGATAGGGCGCTAGGCATGGCGCTGTTCAAGGCAAGTCCGCTGCTCAGCACCATGGGATTACAGCAGTATCGTGACCTGGGGTTACTGTTGCGCGCCCGGGACATGGAGGACAGGTCAGCGCGTGGGTGGGAAGATCTAGGGTTTAAGAAAAGTCGAGAGGAGCGTATCACCGCCTCCGGGGCACAGAAAGAACAACAAGCTAAAGCCCTTGCTGAACAAAAGCTCGCCATACAAGAAGCAGGACGCAAGCTGGCGGCTAGTATCCAGGGGGCCGGGTTCCCTCCGGACGAGGCTAAGGTCAAGGCCGCACAGGACCAATACCAAAAGGACATTGACGCGGCCAACGGCAAGTTCGAAAGCGGCATCAAGCCGCAAGAGGATACAGGAGGCGAAGGGGATCACCAAGCCGGAGAAATTTACACCGCTAGCGACGGCAGACAATATCGGTTCAAGGGTGGCGATTGGAATAACAAAGACGACTTCGAATTGGTGCCGTGATGGCCGACACCCCTGAATGGGATCAGGAGCCTGTATATAACCAGAGACAGCTTTACAATCTGGCTAAGGGCGCTGGATTTAAGGGGAACGACGCTGTCACGATGGCGGCCATATCTATGGCCGAGAGCGGTGGGAACCCAAAGAATATTAATTGGGCAGATCCACAAGGCTCATTTGGATTAACCCAGATCAACCAAGGGGCGCACGGTCCTCAAGCTAGGCGTGCTCTCGACCCCACCGACGCTATGAAGGAAGCTTACTCGCTCTACAAGAAGCGCGGTAACTTCGATGATTGGACGACTTACAAGACGGGGGCGTATCGGTCGTATCTTCCGCCGGCCGGATGGAAGGAGCCTGCCGAGCTTGCCAAGCCTAGCTGGGACGTAAGAGGTTCGTCTCGCAAGGCCGCGCCTACCTGGGATATACCACATGACCGTCCTGCTGTGCAGCCGAGGCATGAAGCTCAGATAGGCCCGCTGCATGACATGCAGCGTTCTAAGCCTGTCGATAAGGAAATGGCTAAGTCCATAGCCGATCAGGCAGGGCTAACCGCGTGGGCTAAGGAACAGTACAAAAAAGGTATTTTAAGCCCCGATGCGCTCTCCAATGCACTAGGCACCATTACCGAGTTTGGCATGGAGAAGGCGCATGACGCGCTCGCCAAGATCGGTGTGCCAGAGCGTCTTATCCGCGACACGATACAATACGCCACCGAGTTTGCCCCTATGCAGAAGGGACTCGGACCTATGGGGTTCAAGCCTCCAGCTATGGAGGCTCCCAAGGATGAACCTGGAACGGGGGTGCCAAATATTCCTGGGGCTAAAGAAATTTTGCCCGAACCCACGAAGCCCATTGCTCCAGCATCCATCCCTGCCGATATGCCACACCTACAGCGAATGCAGGCGTACGTGGATGACCTTCGTAAAAGACTTAATATCGCGCCTGAGATTAAGGTTACTGACGAGTCGCAATATCCAGGGACAACATCAGCTGGGTACGCCGCAGCATTCAACAAGGAAGATCCTACGGGAAGAGGAGGGGTTAATAGTCTTCCGAGCCAGGACATCACAGGGGGACATATATACGTCGATCCACGACTACCGAGCCAAACACAGGTAGCTATCCTTACACATGAGTTTGGGCATATAGTACAGTTCTCTAAGTTTGACCAGCTACCTCTATCCGATAGACAAGCAATCATAGACGCCTGGAAGAGGGAAACTGCTAAAGAGTACACGGCAAACGAGCTAAGAGGGCCAGCATATACGCGCGCCCTACACGATGTTTTGGGGGAGGAAACACTAAAAAGCCCCACTCAGGAAGCGCACGCTATAACGTATAACAAAAAATTTGATGAGTGGTTTGCCAACGAGACAGCTAAATTTTTGCAAACAAATAAAGTAGCTATTACCACTGCTGAAAAATTCTTTAAAGGCATAGCTGATATGTGGAGGCAACTATACGAGCACTTCACAGGGCGCAAGGGGTCTGTTCCGGAAATAGAAGACTTCATGCGTAAGCAGGGGGATTTTTTCGAAGCCCCCAAGCCCGAATCTGTTAGTGCGGCGAAAACACCTCTATCCGATATTGTCCGGCATAACCTTAAGACTTTTGACGAAGATAACCCAGAGCCTGGGTTTAAAGAGAACCTACGCGCTGCTACGAACACGCTAAAAGCGTTCACGGCCCCGGAGACGATCAAAGACCCCATAACAGGGGCCAGGACCGCACGAGAGGCCGCCGCCAGCATCCGGTCCAAGACCGGCGAAGAGACCCGAACGGCTATCCAAGCGCAAGCCGCCATGGACGCGTTCTCCAAGTTTACTAACAGCCTGAACCTGGACGAGCAGCTGTCCCTCATCAAGTGGATGCAGGCCACTGGCGTTAAGCCCTTTAACATATCCGGGCATCCTGAAGCGGCAGCGTTCGCTAACGAGTTCAAGAAGTGGATGCAGACTTACGAGGCCAAACTGCGCGCCTTGCCCGACATGGATAAGATGGAGTTTCGGCAGAATTATGTATCGCAAATGTGGAAAAACCCAGATTTTGCGAAGTCGTACTTATTTGGTGCAGGGAGAACAGGCCGAAGTGGGTTCACCAAGCAGCATGTGTTTGACGACTACGAAGAGGGCATACGTGCAGGTTTGGCCCCTGTCACTACCAACCCCATGGAGATATTCTCTCGCTACGTCGAGAATGCTGCCACGTTCATAGCCAACAAGAGGGTTCTAGCAGACGCTAAAGCCAACGGCATGGTCAGGCAACTGCCTATGGATACGGCTCCTCCCGAAGGGTGGGTAGAGATAAATGCTGCTAGTCATCCCGGCACTAAGATGTACGCTCCTCAAGGGTGGGCTACCGTCTACAACAACCACATCTCGCAGCCGCCTAAAGGGTTCGGCGGCAAAATTATTCGCGGAGTCCAATGGGCGACGAACAACGCCACTGCCCTCCACCTAACCCTGTCGGGGTTTCATGCTGTCCTCGAGACCGGCGTGGCATGGGCAACCGGACTAGCTGACGCGATCACCAGGGGAGGGAGTGGGGATATCCTCGGGGCCGCGTGGCAGCTTGGCAAGACGCCTGCCAAGCCCTTCACGTCTTATTTCAACGCGCGCAAAGCGTGGAATATCTACAAGGATACAACAGGGGGCCTAGGAGACCCCCTCACCCAGCAAGCCGTGGACATGCTGACGCAGGGTAACTTCGACTTCATGCGAGAGGGGCGGATCGCGGACGAGTACCGGAACTCCAGGTTGCCAGGACTGATTAAGTCATGGGAAAAAGGGAGACTTCAGACGCAAATGCGGGATGCGTTCGCTGCCATCAAACAACGCCCGCTGACCGGCACGACCCAGGTTATCTTTGACCGTGCGATGCAGGGACTGCACACGATCATGGAGCCTACCTTTCAATACTATGTCCCCTGGCTTAAGACGCAAGCAGCGGTTGACGCAGCCAAGACGTGGATAAAGGCCCACCCTAACGCCACTCCCGAAGAGTTCGCCAAGGCTGGAAGGGACATATCCGATAACATGGATGCACGTTTCGGCGAGATGAACCGTAACAATATTTTCTGGTCACAAACCCAGAAGTCTATAACCCAAGCCATGATGTTGTCTTATTCGTATACCTACGGATTGGCTAAGAACGCATTGGGCGCTGGGTTTGACCTAGCTAAGATACCCCAGCGAGCGTATGGTAAGCTGCGAGGCAGGTCTGCCGAAGACATATGGACTGACCGTCTTAGCTTCGCCATCGCGCTTCCCGCTACGTACGTAACGATGAACGCTATCTATAATTACCTTATGACCGGCAACGCTCCTGACACCCAGGACTTAACACATCCACGGACAGGGGGAACTAATGAGGGCAAGCCGGAACGCGCCACGTTACCTAACCACATGAACTCGTATATAAACTTTTTCATGAACCCCACGAGGGACGCATACAACAAGGTCAACCCCTTGTGGCAAACCATGAAGGATTGGGCCACTAACAGGGACTACAGGGAACACCAGATCGTAGATCCCCAAGACCCCCTAGTTAGCAAGATCGCTCAATGGGGAGAGTATGCGCTTAAGAACCTGGAGCCGATAAGTATTACGCAAATAGGAAACCAGAAAGCCGGTTCTAATATTAGTCCTGTGCAAGCTGCTGTCGGCATACGTCCAGCGGGGATGAAAGACACTAACCCGGAAGGGTTTAAGCAAATGATGAATTACAAGGATTCCGAAGCTAAGTTTGAAAGTCATATGGCCAAGGTGAATGACGAGCGGGTTAGACGAGGGTTGGCCAGGCTTGTATTTAATCACTACCAGAAGCAGAAGATGATACAGACGATCATGCAGGGTAAAGACCCGCTTGACCAATACGACAAGATGTACGGAGGTGTGCAGTGAGCAGCGGAACGGGTGGAAGTGGCGGGGGCGACGGAGGAGACGGAGGAGACGGGGGCGACGGAGGAGACGGGGGCGACGCAGCTGCCGCCAACGCCGCAGTAGGAGCTGCGACAGCCGCAGCAGCTGCCGCCGGGTACGGTATGGGGTCTGGGCTTGGAACAGGCGCTGCACCTCCGGGGACGTCCGACTCGGTGGGCTTCGGCGGCGCTGCTGCCGGCTACGGTGTTCCAGGCGTAGCCGGACAGACCTCAGTCACGGGTGGCGTCCCTGGTATGGCAGGCTCTATGGGGGGCTTCCCCGGAGCGGGGTCTGTCAGCGTTGGCAATGCTGGACCAGGGCAAGGGTTTGGAGGTATGGGCGGCTACGGCGGCGCTGGATCGTCACCGGGGGCCGCTGGCGGCATTGGGCATGGTATCGGGGGTGTAGGTGGCTCAGTAGGGGGAAATGCTGCTGGCGGCGCTCCTGGGGGTTCTACGGGGGGAAATGCCGGTGGGGTAGCCGGAGGAGGCAGCGGGCAAGGGACCAGCATATCCGGATTTCACCAGGGGGTATCGGCCCCCAGCGTAGCACAAGTCTACGCTGTGGCGCACATGATCGCTTCACAGTTGTATGGCACTAGTAAGCCTTCTATGCAGCAGATCAGCGATGTATGGGCAAAAGCGCAGAATAGCTTGTCGGCCAGCCAGTTCGGGCAGACCAACATATCCCCGCACATCGCTCAGTTAATTATGGGAACTACGGGGGGAGGAGGGCAATCAGCCGTACAACATTCTTCAACGAACGCGCAGGCACAGGCACAGGCACAGGCACAGGCAATAGCCCAATTGGCCCAAAAACTGGCTATGACGCAAGCGCCCCCCTCGGGGCAGTTCGGGTACCCCGGCGTGGGGAACACCCCAGGTCAGCCTATTGGCCCTCCAGGTGGAGTGTTTGGGCCAGGGGGACAGATGGGGGGAGCCGCTCCTGGACCGTCAGGTCCCGCTCCCGCCGCTGCAGCCCCTCCAGCCCCTCCAGCCTCTCCAGCCCCTCCAGCCCTGTTCGGGCAGAACGTTAACGCTGTGACAGCGCAACAAGCTCTCCAAAATAATCCTGCATTGATGGGTCAGATAGCTTCTCTGGCGGGAAAAGGGCTGCCATTTCGTCAGACTCCTGTTGGGCAAGCGATTTTAGCTAACCAAAGGCGCAGCAGGTGGTCTTGAGACTTCTGATTGTTGACCCCAATGGAGCCGCCCTCGACATAGCCTGTCGGGCGAAGGAGTGCGGCCACCAGGTCAAACACCAGATACGAGACACGCCTAAGACTACGTACATAGGACGGGGGCTTGTAGACGTTATAAGGGACATAACGCCTTGGGTGAATTGGTCAGACCTGATCTTCGTCGCCGACAACGTGAAATATCTAGACCAACTGGACGCCATAAGAAAGACAGGCAAGCCCATCGTGGGGCCGACCAAAGAGACGGCAGCGTGGGAGCTGGACCGTCAGAAGGGCATGGAGGTTTTCAAGAAGCACGGGATAGCAACACCTCCCTGCTTTGAGTTCACAGATTACGACAAAGCCATTGCGCACGTTAAAAAGAGAGGTGGGCGATGGGTGAGCAAGCCGAGCGGGGATGCGGACAAAGCCCTGTCCTATTGTGCGAAGTCCGAGCAGGACATGGTGTACATGCTGGAGAGGTGGAAAAAGAACCCGAAGATAAAGCGGGAGTTCATCCTACAAAAGTTCATCCCTGGAATCGAAATGGCCGTTGGCTCTTGGTGCGGTCCAAGGGGGTTTGCTACTACTTTCTGCGAGAACTTTGAGTTTAAGAAGCTCATGGACGGGGACATGGGCGTAGCAACTGGGGAGCAAGGGACCGTCCTAAGGTACGTGACCAGGAGCAAATTGGCGCGCAAAGTTTTAGCGCCAATGGAAGAAGCCCTTGTCAAACAAGGATATACAGGGTATATCGATATCAACTGCATCATTGACGAGAGAGGCGATCCCTGGCCCTTAGAGTTCACGATGCGACCCGGCTGGCCGACTTGCAACATTCAGCAAGAACTACACGGGGACGACCCCGTCGAATGGATGCAGTTGTTGGCCTCGGGGAAAAACCCTCCTACATTGCCGGACAAGGTAGCGATGGGGGTGGTCTTGTCAATTCCCGACTATCCATATTCCCACCTGACGCGGAAGGAAGTGACAGGCATCCCGATATACGGGATGGATGGGAGGATGATGCGGCACCTTCACTACTGCGAGATGATGCTGGGGGAGGCCCCCAACGAACAACTGAAACCGGAGAAGATGCCGGTGACTGCGGGAGACTATGTGCTGGTGATGAGTGGGATAGGTTCGACGGTATGGGACACGAAGCAGTCCGTGTACCGCCGCTTAAAGCGCTTGACGATTCCCAACTCCCCAATGTACCGGACGGATATTGGCGACAGACTCTCCAAGCAGCTGCCGAAGCTTCAGGAGCACGGCTACGCAATGGGGATGGAGTTCTCACTGCCTCAGACGCCCTAGTCGCCTCCACCGACAAAGCCCTGGAAGTCCTCTATGAGCAGATGCACTCTCGCCCCATTGACGACGAGAAGGCTGCTCTTGCGTTCGCTCGAGTCGCCAATGTGCGTCAAGGTGCGGCGCGCACGATCCTTAATACGCAAACTAAAGTCGATGAACAGATCCTCAAACGTAAGAACGACAGTTTGCTTCCTAAGGTTCTCGCACGTCTTATAGAGTTGGAAAAGGAGGGCGCACTTAATAAGTACGCCAAAACCATAAATGGCTAAAGACAGGAGCTTAAAAGAACTCCTTGAGTATGCCAGAGAAGAAAGTATAAGAGCAGTTGAGTATGAAGAAAATAACCAACTTCTTGAGGTCGTTGTGCCAGTACCTGGCCCAATTGGCCTTATGGTCTTTGGAGATCCTCATATTGATAATGCTGGTCGTGATATCAATATGCTCCAGCGCCATTTGGATGTTGCTCGTGATCGACGTAATTACGTATTCGCTGGTAATATTGGAGACGTTCGTGACAATTGGATCGGAAGGCTTGCACGTCTTTACGCGGATCAGACAATCACAGCAAGAGAAAGCTGGAAGTTAGCCGAATGGATGATCAAATACATAAAGTGGTCTTGGCTTATAAAGGGCAACCATGACACATGGAGTGGAGCAAACGACCCCCTCGACTGGATCTGTGAACAGTCAGGTGTTGGGTTTGTCAGAGACGCTGGAGTTCGTATCCAATTTAATCACCCAAACGGACAATCTACTAGACTCCACGCACGTCACGACTTCCCGGGGAACTCGATATACAATCCGCTACATGCTCTCAAACGGGAGACACTGCATGGGCATCGCGACCATATCCTTGTTGCTGGCCATAGACACATCGGAGCAGACGCCGGAGACTATAACTCCTCTGGAGCCTTCCAAATGGTCCGAGTGTCAGGTTATAAAGTTTCCGATTCCTTCCGGCACGCCATGGGATTCAAGGCCAGACCACTTCATCCAGCGGCCATGATTATAGTCGATCCTGATGAGCCGGACACGTCCAGAGCACGCGCATGGTGCGCCCCAACAGTGGAGACGGGAGCGTTGATCCTAGATGACCTGCGAGCGCGATGGAAGGCTAAGGCTGGTGTCAATAAACGGCGAACCGGAAAAGCGAAAGCCAAGGATACCGTTTAAGGAAGGGCAGGAGGTCATACTTAAGTGCGGAGGGGACGTCATGGTCGTGGACAACCCTGGCCCTAAATTCACGACGTGCGTCTACCAAGATGGATATGGGCAACCGCAGTTCGTGACATTCCGTAACACCACGATCCGAAAGATTCGTAAGACAGACGTAAAACAAGACACTATGGAGGTAAAATGAAACTGAGCGGAGCAGGGATAAAGACCCTCGTGGCGCGCGAAGGAGAGGAGCTACGGGCTTACCATGACAGCAGTGGCGTACCTACCATAGGGGTGGGACACACCGGACCAGAGGTCCACCTTGGCCTTGTGTGGACGCAAGAGCAGGTCAACGCGACGTTCCTCGAGGATGTGGCCTGGGCAGAGGACGAGGTTAACCGCATGGTGACGGTCCCCATGACCCAGAATCAGTTCGATGCTCTGGTGAGCTTCACGTTCAATGTAGGCAAGAGCGGGTTCGACCACTCATCTGCACTGCACGACTTTAATTCGGGCATAATGATGGTGGCTAACGACCTGCTGAAGTGGGAGACTCCCTCCGTCCTCAAGGCTCGCCGGGAAAGCGAGAGAAAGCAGTTCCTCACCCGTGATTGACGCCAGAGAAGACTTCGCTCTTCAATGTAAAGCCACACTTATCAAGATGAGCGGTTCGTCATGGGAACTGGACCGCTTAAGGGATGCCGTGCTATTATTGCTGGACGTCTACCTTAATCCGAGGAATGAAGCATGCTTGAGTGGATCGTCGCCCGACTTAGAGAACCCTCCACCTATGCGGGTATGGCTGGACTCATTGGAACCATGACGTTCCTGCCGCATGCTACGGACATCGCTACGGCTATGCCCGCTATCGGAACATTCATCATGTCTATGTTGGCCATTACCATGTCGGAGAAGCACTGATGAACCTTGAACAGATGATCGCCTGGATACAAGCTGCCGAAGCGCGAATTGCCGCCATTGAAGCGGCGATCAACCCGGTCGTACCCATCGTTAAGGATATTGTCCCTCAGGCTGGCCCTGCGATCGTAGCGGGTGAAGCTGTTGTGGGTGCCGTCGAAGCTGCCGTCAACGCCGCTGTAAAGGGTCTGTAATAGACTCTCGGAGCTTACTCAACGCTATAACGATAATTCCTTCGTCGTCCGCGTTGAGATATTTACGTAGCGGTTCGGCTACACGGTTGTCGAAGTCTTTTCCCCAATTGGGAATGGATATAAACTTGTTCCTTAAGCGTTTTCGCTTGACGTAAATTCTTTGCCCCCTCGCTTGGCAACACTTGACGCACGACCCGTCTTTTGCGTAGCGAAGCCCCGAGTGCCCCATGTAGCACTCAGCCCCCTGGTAATAAGTCCTGCCGGCATCCACTGCCTCCCAGCGGGCAGGGCACATGGTTGTTTTCTTAGGCCGCTCCTTCACTTCACTCTCCTTACCGTGTACGTCGGCTCAGTCAGTTCGATCGCCTTCGCTTCCTTCAGGGCTCCCGAAAATATCGGCGCATCCATTTGGAACCCAATAGCATATACCTGACCTGTCGCAACAGATGACCCAGCACCCAAGGTTATTTGACGACGGGGGGACACCAAGATCCCCTGGGACTTCAATTCCGAGAGAAGCGTCCCAAACCCACCCCCTGAGTTCCTCTCTAACCATATCCTCAATTCCCTCTCGGCTACCCAACAGATGTAGCTGTCGTGCTCGATCCGTATGCATATCTTCCTCCGTGGTACCTCCCCTATGGGAGGGATCTGCATTCGCCCCTTAGCAGAACAGGGCATATGAAGCGTTTCGTCCAGCCTCTCGCTCAAGAAGACAGCGAGGTAGCTGAGCATGGACTTGGGTCCACTGTCGGCGCGGCCAGCGATATCGGCGAAGTGGGCCATGCCCCACTCCATGATGCGGTCTGGAGAGAAGCTGACCAGGCCGAGCCTATTTACGATAAGGCTGGCTGTCCCTATCGCGGCAAGCGCGCGGCCCCAAAACCTATGCTCTTTCCCGAAGTGGCACTTCTCCGTTATCTCGTCCATCATCTCCGGTAGTTTTCCCTTTACCCAAGAAACAACCTCGGGCTGCACCAAGAATCGTAAATAGGCGTCTCCCGCATGACCGCTGTTTGCCCGGAGAGTTCCCGCCAGCTCCATAAGTTCACTTGGTTTGAGATTGCCGCTGGACTCAACTGGGAACTCGAGGATGCGCATTGAGGGAGCGTCAGTGCCTCCACCGGCTTTGATCGTGTCAATGAGGCTCTGGTTGCCCGCCGCAAGCAGTATCGTTTGCCATGTGGCCGGAGCGCTAATGAGCTTGCCTTCCTGTGTGGCACGGTTCTTGTCCCTCCCGTTGGTGAACGTAATAAGAAATTGGGCAGTGATAGTGGGATCTTTGTTTTGAAATTCGTCAAAGGTGACGGGGAGGTTGCAGAGCATTCCGAGCGCCACTGACTTGCTGACTCTTGTGTCAATATCAACGAGGTCAAGCGCACGTTTGTCAGAAGCCCACACACTTCTGGCTCCTTCAAGGGACGTGGACTTTCCTGCTCCAGAATGTCGTGTAACTAGGCTGATGATTGCTCCACCTTCATTCTCCTGCATAAAGCGCATCAAGGGCGCTGCGAAAGACGCTAGCACAGTGAAAGACATACCTTCACTACCGCCGGCAAACAGCGTATCGACAGCGTGTTTCCAGACCCCCAGAGATCCCCCCGGCGTAGGACAAAGCCACGCGCTTCGCTGGCTAAGCTGGGGACTGATAGCGACAACAGCAGGATTGTCGGAGCCGCCATATAGCCTATCGCCCAGAAGAAACTGGCTTGCTCCATCCTTCCACCCAAACTGTTCGTAAACCAATCCTGCTTTCCTTTTCCGCTCGATGAGTTCCACCGACTCCCGTATATATTTCATAAATAGGGGCTTATGTTTTACGAGAATGCCAACGTCAGCCATCCGAGAAATGACAGAGTCCCCAGCGACGTCTCCAGCACGAAGAGCCACATCGTGCCACCCTGAATGAGGCTTACGATGCCTAATCCTGTAATAATGCTGCTCGACAGACAACTCACCGACGTTGACGCTATAAACATGTACAGGGAAGGATGTGACTGCAACGACCTTCGGTACGTCGTCTTCGCCTTTTTCTTTGTATATCACTCCTCCTTCTGAAGTTACAACGAAGCCTTTAGGGCATTCCATACACTCGGGTTCTGCCCCATCCAATCCTTCAGATGCTGGAACGTCTCTACGTCTGCCAGCTTCAAGGGGGGTGGTTCTGCACTGGAAGGCGCAGGTCCGGCAGGGTTCGGGGTTGAGGGACTCAATCTTACTCCTGGTTGTCGGGCCCGAAAGCTGGCTAGCTCGCAGCAAGCGTCTCTCCGTTTCTCCTCTGGAGTACTTAGGGTGTCCCGAAGACCATTCATTAGCCTTTTCGCTTCCTCCTTCCGCAAACGCAAGGACACCGAGAAGTGCATACCAGAGAGGCTCAGGAATATTCCCCTGTAGCCCTCGGAAATGTCTAAACTGTCCGCAATTAGTGACGAGACAATCGAAATCGATTTGTTCAAGTCCTGGCTCATAATTCAGCGCCTCCGAAATTCGCGGTAGATCTGCGCGGATAAACTCAGGGCGGCTGCTGAGAAGACCATCAGCATCACCCCAAATAAAATTCCTGCTGTCGCTAGTAGAATAGTCTCCAAGACCCTTGAACTCCTCTATGTCGTAAGGCCCAGTGATTGGTCCGCATAAGACCGGTACCGGCTCACCCTTCCTGTTCCATGTCCCTGGAGGGCGAAGGATGGACGATATGTCGCAAGTACGAGCAGGATCTGCCTTCAGCCCTTGGGCCTGACAAGCACTACGTAGTGCTTTAGCCCATCGCTCCCACTCCACACGGCTAAGTTTTTCTCGTAACGGCCAGTAAGCGTGTACCCCGTGACCACTAAGGACCACAGTAGGACTCGGAAGACCGTTAGATACGACGAAAAGCTCCAGGGACTCCAATGGATCAGCAACGTCCTTGTCATCGATATCAAGCCACAAGGAACGGCATTCTGACACACATTCTTTTCCTCTTCCGTGAGAGGAGTAAGACGCGCACCCATGGTAGACCTCCCAATCACTCGTCGTACTTGTCGATATGGCCGCCGTCAGTTCCCCAATTGTCTGGTAAAACAACTGCTTCGCCTGACCTCCGCGGAGCAGGGTCATGCAATACAGGCCCGACGACGGCAAAATTGCCCGAAGGAACTCCTCGGTTGTCGGCATCAGCGAACGCCTTTTTTATATAAGCGCGACGCTGGCGCTGGTGGACACTGTACGGAACAGGGAACCCCTCGTAATCAGCCAGAAGATTAAGCCTTCTGACCAACTCGTCAAATACTGGACCTTCGCGAGGTTTATGCCCATTGGCCCACGATGCCACGGTTTGCCTGGGACGGTCAAACCAAAGAGTAAGATCGGAGTCTGTCAGGCGCTTGTTCCACGCGACTACCCTCAAACCCTCGACAAACACTTTCGGAGTCATTTTGGCCCAAACTTAGCGAACAGGCTATCGAGCTTGGCTTGCGTATCTTGGGAGACCAGGGGCTTAGGCGGCTCGATCTGCGGAGCCTCTTGCACCTTAAGAGTGACGAACTCTTTGACCTCCTCCTCGATCGGCTTGGGCTTGGAGGCAGCAGGCTTTGGAAGGACTGCCTGTCTCGGCTTATCGTAGGCGTTTACTACATTGGCCGGCATGTCTCCCTTGATGACCTCCTGAACGAAGTCGTAGGTCTTTTGGTTCGGTAGCCACCCCTTCTCCTTGAAGCTCCACACCTTGTCTTTGATGCCGACTGTCGTGATGACCTCCGAGACATCTGCCCCCTGGCGACGCAAAGAGTCGATGTAGGGCTGCAAGCTGCTCTTGTGGCTCTTAGGGGGGACCGAGAGGAGGTAGACCGTTCCTCCCCCACCAATGACCAACACAGCGGCCTTCTTGCGTTCCTGGCACCAAGGAACGGCGTTGCCGTTCGCGTTTATCTTCGTCCACGCGGCCCTAGGGCACCCGGCGCACGTGACGTTCTGAGGATTGATGGCGTTCTCGCTCGGGCCAACGCCGTTGTCGCTCCAGCAGCTTGGAGGAGCTGGGTCTTTCGGGTCGTAGTTTTCCTCGTAATACACCCTCGACTTGTTGGGGTTAGCCCCCACGATGACGATATCCAGGGTCAGCTGCGCAGGCATTGTAGGCTGTCCGTTCTCGTCCAGTGGCTGGAAGCGATCGTCGCTCGTGCTGATCCTTGGCGGTTGGACTGATCCCAAGCCCCCGGAGAGGGCGTCGATGATGTTAGATGCCTGCCCAATGTAGGAAGGGCGGTTCGACAGTAGGTTCATTTTAGGCTTTCCTCACGTTGCAAGAGATAAATTCAGTTACCTCGACCCCCGGAGGGGTAGGAGGCATGTTAGTGTCAGGCCGCAGCTTAACGGCCATGTTGTATTCGTCCATGTACTCCCGCACGCCATCTTTGGAGACGTGCGACGTAACCATTCGGAAGTCGTGAGTATCTTCCACATACTTGGTGAAGGCATCACGGTCCACCATTTTGACGCGCATCTGATTCGATTTGAACGCAGTACCGTCATCCGTTTTTATGGACGACTCCCCTCGCTCCTCCATAGTCAGGAGGAAAAAACGCTCCAGGTCTTCTTTGGCATCGTCTATCTCAGCCTTCTTGACCTTATAGGTATCGGTCAGCTCTTTCTCCACCACATCACGCAAGTGAATATAAAGCTTGATAGCTTCAGCGGGACTCATCCTCTCTCTCCTTCTGCAAGCTTGAGTACCAAGTCCTGCATATTCTCCTGTATTTCCAAGCGTCTATAGATATCCTTTTCGATGCTGGTACTCACCAGCTGAACGATCTTCGTCGCTCCTAGTTGTCCGGGACGATGGATACGCTTATTTCCTTGCTGGTAATGCTCAGATTTATCTGTAGGGGCATACCAGACAGCAACTGATGCGCTAACAAGTTCGTTAATCCCGTGAGAAACGGTTGCAGGGTCGAGGAAGAGTACTCGTAACGGATCTTTCGTATCCCCGAAACGCCTAAAAATGTCTCCACGTCTTGTAAGTGGTGTTTCTCCGTTGACAATTTCAGACTCCCAATCGGTTAGGTTGGCTTTTAGCATATTCAGCACATTTGTCAATGGAGCGAATATGATAATTTTTCGTTCCGTTTCCGCGATGATCGAACGGACCTCGTTTAGCCGTGGCGACGGGTTAAGCTCGTAGGATGGCTTCACCCCGTTTTGTTCCGGCGGACCATAGACCACACCCGCCGCCACTTGGATGAGTTTCATCCGTAACGCAGCCTGGTTGACGGCTTTCACCATTTCGCCGGTCTCCACCATGTGAATGGCGAATTTTTTTAGGGCTTTGTAGGCTGCTTCTTGCTCTCTCGAGAACGGTACTTCACGCTGTTCAGGAGTGCAGGGGGGAAGGTTGAGGAAATCGGCGCTGAAGCGAATGGCCGGTTGAAGCAGCTTGTGAACAAGCTGTTCGCTTCCCGCTCGCGGGAGCCACTTGAACCTCTCTCCATTCGGCTGGTACATGACTCGTGCTCGCCAGGACCGCTCGCTTTCGTTTGTTATCCCCACCAACCTTGCCAATCCATGGGCGTCCATAGGCCCATTTGGTATAGGAGTGCCGGTGAGAAGCCAGAGGTACGGACGGCTTGAAAGGAGGATTCTTGCTGCTCGATGGGTGTCCTGAAGCCTTCGGTAGGCGCTGGCCTCGTCAACAATGGCGATCTTGATGTCGTCGCGCTTGGCGAGGTCTGAGGCTAGCCCTTTGAGTGGCGATTTGGAGTCAGCCGGTAGCCCGATTTTAAGCCCCGAAGGGTTGATGATGTAGAAGTCAGCAGGCTGCGCAAGCAGTTCTCTCCGCTTTTCTGCGCTTCCATGCAGTACGACGGCGTGCCGTGCGCCCATAAAGTGCGTAAATACGGCAAATTCCCAGACAACCCGCAAGATGGACAAAGGAGCCACGATGAGGGTTCGGCATTCTCGTCCCTGAGACTTCTCCCACTCCATAGTGAAGTCGGCGGCCCACAGGGCCGATAACGTCTTCATCGTACCCATCTCGTTGAAGCAGAACGCCTTGGGATTCTGGACGAGAAAAGCTGTTGTTTCCCTCTGGTGCGGGAGCGGCTCCCACCCAGGCTTGATAGGCCACTGGTACATTTACGGGATTCTAGTGGCCAGCTTGACCAAGGCACGCACTTTGGGCAACGCTGGGTCGTTCTCTATACACACTAATGCGCCAGCATTAGACCATTCTTGGAGTTCCCGCTCTTGGATAGGCGTGGCCTTGTTGAGCCCTGGCCGCTTGGTCTCTACCGCGAACATTCGTCCTTCGTAGCAGAACAAGCAATCAACCGTAGTCGCCCCGAAGCCTGTAGGGACCGGCCAGAACTGCTTGGCCCCTATCTTTTTGAGATACTCCTTCAACGACTTCTTAACGTCTCTCTCCAACACAGTTGTCTCTCCTACTGCATGACTATAGGGACACCTTCGTCAACCTTTTCTGCTTCCTCTACGTACTCAACCGCCTGGATGGCGGTCGTAGGTATCCACAACTTGACTCCGTCAGTGAACCCCCCAAGGGCTACCAAGCTATGAACAAAGTTCATAAACACGAAGCCGTTGCCGGGGTTGATCGTGAAGCAGTTCCCTCCCGTGTGAAGCTTGATGACTTTCATGTCCTGTTGTGCTCACAATCTTTGACTGGACACCAACCGCACAAGGCGTTAGGGGTCTTAGGCCATTCTCCCGCCTCCCCACATTTCTCTGCCTTATACGTTATGGCGCAGACCTCGGAATGAGCGCCTGACACGCCGCTTAAGTCGTACACCTTTCCTACCTCCTCTTCCTTAAGCCATACGTATGATCCGTAGATATACGTAACCGGATAACTCGTCTGGACGAGAAGCGCCTGAACCTTAAGCTCGAAAGGATCTTCCCGCTTTTTCCCCGTCTTCCAATCCGTTATGAGCGCCGTGTCTCCCTCCACGATCAGCGAGTCTATCTTACCCCGCAACCATACGTCCGAATCCCAGAAATTAGCAGCGACTCGCTGCTTGGACATCCCCAGTTTCTTCTCGGCTTCGGCCCCCCGCTCCCTTAGCTTCTCCGCTACGAACCTCCCGAACTCTCCTACCTCGGGCTTGACGCCCACGTTAATGAACTGCTCAAGCTCGTAGTGAACCCGTATCCCTTCCGCAAGGGCTTCGCTCTCCTCCTTGGGAAGGTCACGCTTGACGTACTTCCGAAACGCCTTGTGGGGACAGTTCTGGAAGTCGTTAAGAAAGCTGTACGAATAGGTAAACGTCATAAGGCGAATGGCACAAAGAAGCAGAAGACGCCAGAGAAACCGCCCTCCTTGTAGCTATAAAAAATCCAATAGTCGCCGTCCTGGCTAGGCAGGGCCTTGTCAGCGTCTATAGGATACGGGTACCCATCGACTATGTAGTAGCTGTTAGGGTATCCGGCCTTTGGCCCCTCATTACGGTCATAGGGTCCATGCACCATTTCCGGCGTCAAGTGGTGGACATCCTCTGGGCCGCAACAGTAGTGTTTTACCCAATCGGGAACACGCTTACCGTTTGCCCAAACGTCATGGGCATAGCCACACGACGACGAAAGCCACACAGCAAGCAATCCAGCAAGCCCAGAGGAAGTCCATTTAGAGCGTGTCCGCATCGTCACCGCCAACCTTGAACTTTGCCATTAGAACGAGAAACTTAGGATCAATAGGGGTGGGGTTGCATGCCAGCTTACCCTTCGTCCATACGATCCACGAGTGATCTCCCGTTGACACGATTATCGCTCCGTCGCCAGGGGGGAGCCCCATGGGAGGAAGGATCGTATAGGCCCCGGCCAGAAAGTGGTACTGTCCAGGCGTCATCACGGTAATCGTGCTATTGCCGGCCTTGCCGTTGTCTGTCTTGAATTTAGCGAGCGGCATACAGTCGAGCTTAGGCGCGCGTGGTTGCTGAACTTCTTGCGCCAGTGCGGGCGTCGCCAGCAACGTGGTGGCTAACAGGATATGTTTCATGGCTTTTTTCCTTCCTTCTCCTTGCGCTTCTCGCTCATCATAATGGCGATGGCTTGCTTCCTGTTCTTAACCTTTGGCCCCTTCTTGGACCCGGAGTGAAGCTTTCCGTGTTTATATTTGTGCATGACTTCTGAACTGGGCATTTACGGTAACCTCGAAACGTGTCCCACCTTTTGGGACTTAACCACATCAACTAAATTAGGCACCTTATCTGCGACAAAGTCAAAGGTCAGTGGGTCTTCCACCCAAGTTCCAGAAGCACGGTCCAGCGATTTCCTAAGGTAATACTCGGCTACCGAGTTAGGGGTTTCCTGCCAGTTAGCCGCTTGCTTCATTAGCCACAAAGCCAAGCATGGGTGAATGTCGATAGTGACTTTCATTGGTACGTTTCTCCTATCTTGCACTCGGCAGCGAGCGGGAGCCCAGGAGCCCACTCGAGGGTCTGGGACATGATGTCGATTATGGGTTGGATGTCGGCGCGGTCCTTAGAAACGAGCAACCACACGTCATCGTGGCTCATGCCTACGACCGAGTAGCCCGCGTCGCGGAAACGGACCATAGCTTGGCTAGTGACGAGGCGGCTTAGGAACTGCACGACGTTCTCGACTAGCTTCGCGCCGTACATCCGTTCCCACTGTCCATTACGCTTATAGAGACGCCACTCGCCCTCTTCCCACTTAAGGTTACGGTAGTCAATCCAAAGCCCTGTGGGGCCGAACAGCAGACCTCGGTCAAGGACAATAGGAATCGGGTCTTTGTGCAGGACATTCCGCCAGGGTCGGCTCTCCCGGTTGTAGAGGGCGCGCAAAGCCTCCTCGCCTTCCCTCCATAGGTCTACAACCTTGGGATGCTCCACCCTATAGAGGTTACGCGCCTGCCATCCTTGCTCTACCGTGAGGGAAA